TGAATATAGTTTGAGAGGAGTATTTCAAAATATAACAGATAATTTAAAAATGAATGGAAAATATGTATCAACAATGTTAAATGGTAAAAAAGTATTTGATAAATTATCAAAAGAAAAAGAAATTGAAGGAAAGAATGAAAAGAATGAAAAAATCATATGGAGTATAAATAAAGAATATAAGAATAAAACATATGATATAAATAAACCGAATTATAAATATGAAATTGAATTTTATTTAAATAATAATGGAAATGAAATGAGAATAAAAGAAAATTTAGTAAATATAGATTATATAATAAAAATAGCAGATGAATATGGATTAGAATTAGAAATGAATAAAAGTTTTGAAGAAATATATAAAGAAAAAGAGAATAAATATAAATTAAATGATATAGAAAAAGAATTAAGTTTTATGTATAATGCATTGGTATTCAAAAAAATAAAAATAGCATCTGATAAAGTATATACAAAATATTATACATTATTAAAGAAACATGAAAAAGAATCAGAAGAAAAGAAAAAAGAACAAACAATGAATCTAAGTATGTATAAAAAGCAAGAAGATTATATACAACAAGATTATATAGAAGAATAAATACATAAATATATAAAATAATTAAAAAAGAAAAAATATTTAAAAAAAAGATAATAATAATAGTTATGCTTATAATAACTAATATTAATTTGAAAATAGATTATAAAAATTTATCATTGATATCAGATAATGATTTAGAAAATTATATAATATTTAAAAAAGAAAGGAATGAAATAATGGAATTAAAAAATAAATTATCATTAATAAAAGTAGAATGGGATAATGTAAAAAAAATAACAAATCCATATGAATTAATCCATATAACGAATCAAAAGAAAAATAATAATAGTATAGCTTTAAAAGAACCAGTAAGTAGATCATATTTTAAAATGATAGAAATATTAAATAAGTATAAGTTATTATATGATATAAATGAAATTGATACAAAAAGATATGAAATACAAAAAAAAGAAAAAATAAATATATTATGTTTAGCAGAAGGTCCAGGTGGATTTATAGAATCAATATTAGAGAAGAAAGGAGAAGATATAGATTTAATATATGGTTTTACATTAAATAGTAATAATAATAAGAATATTCCAACATGGTCAAAATTAATAAATAAATTAGAACAAGAAAAAATAAGAGTAATATATGGTGATTTATATGAATTAGAAGATATAAAAATATTATTAAATAATTTAAAAGATTTAGAAATAGAATTAGTAACAGCAGATGGAGGATTTGATTATTCAATTGATTTTAATTTACAGGAACAATTATCATATAGAATAATATATTCAGAAATAATAATAGGTTTAAAAGTATTAAAGAAAGGAGGAAGTTTAGTAGTAAAGATATTTGATATATATACAGTATTAACAATAAAATATATTATGATATTAAAAAATTATTTTGAAGAAGTTTATATAGATAAACCATTAACAAGTAGAGGAGCAAATTCTGAAAAATATATAATATGTAAAGGTTATAAAAGTATTGAGAAAGAAATAATAGAAATATTAATAAATAATATAGAAAATTTTAATAAGGATATAATAGATATAAATGGTATAGAATTATTACCAGAAATAGTGAAAGAAATAGAAAAAGTAAATGAAAAATATTTGAGTAGTCAAAAAGAAATATTTGAAAAGACATTAAAATATATAAATATTAGACCATCAACAAAAGATTATATAGAGATGATAAAAACTCAAACATATAATGCATATGAGTGGTGTATAAATAATAATATAGCAATAAATAAAGAGAGTAGTTATTATAAAAAATATATTGATAAATAATATAATTTATAAATGAATAATAGGAATATAGCAAAAGAATTAAATAAAATATATAGAGATGAACCAAACATAAGTGATAATGAAGCAATGAGAATAATAGAAGGTTTAAAGAGATCTAAAAGTAATAATGATGAAAATAAAAATAATAATAATGATGAAAATAAAAATGATAATAATAATGAAAATAAAAATGAGATGTATGCAATGTTATTAAATAGAGTATATAGAGAAAATCCAGGAATATCAGAAAAAGAGGCGATGAATATAGTAAAAGCATATTATAGATCCTATAAAATGAATAATATAAATAATGATAATAATTCATTGAATATGAATCGATATAGAATGGAAAATAAAAGTAATAATAAAATAGCTGAATTATATGATTATATATATAAAAAATATCCAAGAATATCAAATAATGAAGCAGATAAAATGGTAAATAAAATATTGATGAGAGGAGAAGATATAAATAAAATAGAAAAAGAAAATAATAAAGAGATACATACAGAGAACTATAGAAATAATAAAAAAGATAATAATGAGGATTTATTAGAAAATAATAATAAATTAATGATAAAAATAGATAGTGTATTATTAAAATTAATGAAAAAAATAAATATAAAAGAAGATATCATAGATAAAGTATTAAAACAGGGATTGAAAGAAAAAAGAGATATAGTAATAGGAATAATAAAAATAAAAAATAATATGGGAGATGAATTAGATTTTGAGAAAATAAAAAATAAAATAGAGAGTTTAGAGATGAAGAATAAAGAATGTAAAGAATGTAAAATAAATAATATGCAAAATAAGCTTAAAAAGAATAAAAATTGTATGGGAAAGGTAATAGAATGGAGAGAGAATAATCCATGGAGAGAAATAATAGGTAATGATTATGAGATAGTAGATGTAGGAGGAAGTGGTGATTGTTTTTTCTATGCAATAGGAACAGTATTAAATAAAACACCAGAGGATTTAAGGAGAGAATTATCAGAAGATTATCAGGAAGGTGATGTAGAGAGATTATTAGAAGTATTTAATCATATAGATTATTGTAAGAATGAGAATCCATTTTATACAAGTTATGAGACTAGAGAAGAGAGAGATGAATTAATGGGAATATATAAATTAACAGATATAGAGGATGAATCAGAAAGGATAACAAGATTAAGTTGTGAGATAATAAAGGATATATTAAGAAGTAGAAATAGTTTAAATATGTTAAAACAGATAGTAAAGAGACCAGCAAATAAAGGATTCACATATTTTTTAAGGAAGAATGAAAAGCAATATAATGTAACAATAAGGTATTGGGCAGAGGAGATGGGAATAAATAAATTATTATTAAAATATAAAAAATATAGATTTATATCATTGGCTAGTGATAGATTAGTAGTAGAAACATTATCAGATTTTTATAGAACAGAAAGAGAAGAATTAGATGAAAAAGTATTTGTATTATTATTACATATAAGAAGTGGTGGTGGTCATTATCAAGTTTTAAGAAATAAAGTATCAAAAGAATTGGAATTAAAATATAATGAATTACCAGAATTAGTAAAAGAAGAATTCAATAGAGAAGTTGTAAGAAATTAAGAATAATAAAAAGTAAATGAAGAAATAGTGCAAGAGAAGGACCTTATAATATTACTATAAAATAATAATTTATAAATTATATAAATTATTATAAAAAATTATTTATTGTTATCATTATTGTTATTATTATTAGAGACTTTATCAGCAACAAATTCTTTATAATATTTTTGACCCATATAAATACTAGCATCTTCATATTTAATTTCATTTTTAGAAATTTTTCTACGGAGAGCTAACATTTCATATAGTCTATTATAATCAAAGTTATTAGGATCATCTGTAATCATATTAAAAAGAGCAGGATATTTTTCAAAGAAGAATCCAAAATTATCTAAACAATTTTTTCTATCATTTTTGTAGGCAAAAGATTGTAATTTTTTAACATGATCAATAATATAATGATCAGAATCAGTATTATCCATTTTAGTAGGAATATTTAATTTATTATTAGGATTATTAGATAAATTAAAAGAAGTATTATTATTATTGTCAGAAGACATATAAAAAAAAAAGTTAAATATAAATATAATTATTAAATAATCTTTAAATAGATTTCTTTTAATTAATGAATAATAAAAAGATAAAATATATAAAATAGTATAATAAAAATTATAAATATTTAATATATATTTAATATATAATATTAGAATGAAAAATATAAATTTAATATTAATTATAATTTTAATAATATTGATATTAGTATTAGTTTTAAGAAAAAGGGAAAATAATATAGAAGGTTTTATAGGATTAGATAATAATGATCAAGTAGAAGTTGTAGATGAAGTATATGCAAAAATTTATGATATAGTATTTAATGAAGATTATATATTTGATAAAGATATAGAATTTATAGAAAAGAATATAACAGCGGGATCATCAATATTAGAAGTAGGAGTAGGAACTGGAAAATATTTTAATAAATTGTTTAAAAATTATAATATGACAGGAGTAGATAGATCAACGAATATGTTAAAATTAGCAAGAATAAGGACACCAACAGGAAATTTTATGAGAGGAGATATAAGGAATGATCAATTATATAATTTAAATACATTTGATGGAATATTATGCACATTAGATACATTATATCATAATACATATAATAATCAATTTAATATAATAAGTAATATAAATAAATGGTTAAAATCGGATGGAAAATTATTTATACATATATTTGATTATAATAAATTAGTTCCAGCACCAAGATTATATAGTTCTCATTATGTAGATTCAGAAGATAAATTACATGCATTTACAGAATTTGATAATTTTAGTCATGATGGTTTATATGAAAAGTTTGAAGATCATGTTTTATATAAGGAAAAAATAGAAATGAGAGATCATAGAAAATATTATAATTCAACGAAATTATATATTCCTAAAAATAAAAATCAAACAATAGATATGATAATAAGAAATAATTTTAAATTAATAGATATATATCAAGTAGATGGTTATGATTTATTAGATATAGAATTATATTGTTTCAAAAAAGTTGATAATGAGACAGTTTTATAAAAAAATAAAAAATAAAGAAAATAAAAAAAGTAAATATATATAAAATATATATTTAATGTCATTAGGACCAAGATATAATATATTTACAGATAGTAGAGGTATAACGAATCCAACAGGTTCAACAAATAAGAATGAAACATTAATAAAATCAAAAACGATACAATCATTTAATAGTTCAAATATTCAGGATATAATAAATAATGGAAATAATTGTAATGTAATGCATATACAAAGTTCAGATAATTTAAAAAATATAGAATGTTTTACAAATAAAAGAAGTAATAGTATAAAAATAAATATGATATTTTTAATAATAATATATATTTTATTAAAATTATTATAAAAATAAAGAAAAGAAAAATAAGATTTATATAATAAAAAAAAATCTTTTTATTATATATAATGACAAAGTATTCAGAAAAACAGTTTAAAGAAGATTTAAAAGAATTAAATTCTTTAATAAAGTCATATAAGGGTGGAGAACGTAAATCACGTAGAGAGGAAATGCAAGATATGGAAAATGGTGATATGAATGAATCAAATTCAGTAGTAAATAATGTTGATGATATGGAAGGTGGTCGTCGTAGAGTTCGTTCCAAGTCACGCTCAAAGTCTCGTTCTAAGTCTCGTTCTAAGTCCCGCTCTAAGTCAAAGAAGGGTGGTGCTAAGAAGTCTCGTTCTAAGTCACGATCAAAGTCACGTTCAAGGTCTCGTTCTCGTTCTCGCTCTCGTTCTCGCTCTAGACGTGGAGGTGCTGATGAGAAGGATAGAGAAGAGAGGAATGAATTAGAAGGAGGTGCTAAGAAGAAGTCTCGCTCAAAGTCACGTTCTAAGTCTCGTTCTAAGTCTCGTTCCAAGTCTCGTTCTAGACGTGGAGGTGCTAAGAAGTCTCGTTCTAAGTCAAGATCCAAGTCAGGAAAATCTCGTTCAAAATCACGTTCTCGCTCTCGTTCTCGCTCTAGACGTGGAGGTGCTGATGAGGTGGATAAACAAGAGAAGAATGAATTAGAAGGAGGTGCTAAGAAGTCTCGTTCCAAGTCACGTAAATCTCATTCTAAATCTCGTTCTCGTTCTCGCTCTCATTCAAAGAGAGGTGGTGCTTCAAAGAGTCGTTCCCGTAGTTCTTCACGTAAAATGAAGAAAGCCATGAAGAAGGCTTTAAAGAAACATAGTAAGAAGCATAGTAAGAAGAGACATCATCGTGGTGGAGAACCAGGTCCAGTTCCAACAGGTGCTGAAGAAAAGGAAGATTTTTCTCTTAGAGGTGGTGCTGAAGAAGAGAAGGATGATCCCGACAGTCGTTATTTCAAGGTTGTAGAGGTAGATGGTGAAAAGAAGGACTTTGGTCGTTATGCTATTTCTAATATAAAGAGAAAGGGTAAAGGAAAAGGTCAAGCTCGTAAGCAAAAGCCAACACCTAAGGATGCTGCCAAGAAAGCTCTTTCAATAATGTGTCATGATATGAAAACCAAAAATAAGACTCAATGTCGTGTAACATTCACAATTCAAGAAACTACTCAAGGCTCTAAGAAGAAGGTTTATGGTCCTTATCACGGTTATTACAAGAAACTTGATAAGCCACGTCGTGTTAAGAACCGTGTCTTCGAATATGAACCCAAGGTTAAACTTGTTAAGAAGAAGAATCAAGAGAAATAAATACTATAACTCAATAAACAAATAATATAATATTTCATATAAAATATTATATAAAAATTTAATAAATA